TTTCTCCCATTGCTTCTTACCATTGCATAGATAAGCTTCGCTGCAAAATTCATCTTGTCGCTGTCTGTTGCTTTTCCAATCTTTTCAAGTTTGTCTATTCTCCGTCCAAGCTTTGAACCACCTATCTGATCAAGATAATAAATAGTTCCAAAATTCATTTTGGCCTCTATTACCGTTCCATCAGTCAATCTTATCATCTTACCTTTATTCATCTAATCAGACCTTTCCACTCACTTTCCCAACTGCTACCACAAGATCATCTTTTGTAAGTACCGGCTTACTAAAGAATTTTTCCTCTGTGAGTCCTTCCGGTGCAGATGCACTCTCTACCCTTGCAACAATGTCTCCATCCTCATTGAATGGATATGCTTTGATTTTGATTGTATCTGTCTGCTCGTTTGCCTTCTCCTCAGATGTTGATATATCATCAGAGTTCTCACTTAGCTTGCACTTTGGATACCAGTCGTATCTATATCCGCCTTTTCTTAATTTGACCACCTTACCATAAGCAAAATATGGTCGTGGTCTGTTTCCACCTGAAAGAATAAGACCATCCGCATCAACATTGTCACCACGTAATTTTGCAAGTGTATCAGCTGGGAAAGCAACGACCTCAACTTCAATATCCGTTGATGTCGTGGAGATATCGCTGTCATATACTGTACCTGAAGCATATGTATCAGAAGCCTCTCCATTTTCCGTGACTTTTACACTTTTAACTACTTCTGTCTTCTCCACCTCTTCCGCAAATGTGGATGTCCACCTGCCATCTGTATCCATTGTATTGAAGCACAGATACTGAGCTCCTACAGTCTCCTTCATTGGTGGTCTTTTAGTTTTAATTGCCATAATTGCCTCCTGTTCTATAAATCCAATGCTGCTATCATCTTTTTATAGTATCTTTCTTTGTTCTGTTCAAATAATGGTTTCAAGTGAGCTTTTGCGCTCATTTTTTTCGTGCCGTGCTCAAGCATCGGTCCGTAATACTTGCCCCATCCCACATCTATTCCTGTCTTATCACGCTTATAGCTAAATGAGTCAACCAGATGTGTATATCCCGGAGCTGTGACCTTTCTTCTTGGCTTCGGCAAGCGCAGCAGGTCGTTAACAAACTCCTTTGCTCCCTCCTCTATTGCATCCAGAGCGCTTTTTTCGTCCACTTTTGAAAGATAGCTTCCAAGCATATCCTGAAATTCTTCCATTCCGGAATCTTCAAATGTAATATCATTCATTCATTGTCTCCAGCGAGAAATACGAATGCCAAATTTTATCGTCTGTAATAAATTCATGCAGGATAGTTGGGTGTAGTCCCTTTTTGCGCATCATATCTCTCAGCATTATCAGCTTTTCATTTCTTGGTGTGCGAGAATAAAAGCTCACCTGCCATGTGATTTTATCTTCATAGTTGTCACCTGATGCCATCACATCATCCCATGCTATTTCCCAATAATCAATTCTCGGAAACTTCTTTCCATTATCAAGATCAGATATTCCTTCATTGACCGGACAGCCAGTGGCATGTAACATCTCACTGAGTTCCTGTTTCGTCATCATATACCTCCCTGTCATATGCCGGAGTCTTAAGTGTCAGTTCTGTTTCTTTGAAACCGTCTTTAGTGGTCACGTGAGCCACATTGTATATCTCATGCTGTGCGCCATCTATTACACAGATACACTTGCTGTTGACCTGCTTATACTGTGGAATACTGATTTTCATTGTAACCTCTATTCCATCTGCCGACAGCTTAGCTCGTGTTGTATCAAATACAGAAAGCTCCCTGTACCAGATATG